GAGTGTATTGCAGAGGGAATAAAATATATAGCTAGAGATATGGATGGATTTTTGTTTATTTATGGCATTAAACCACATAAACTTATTGACTGTTGGGAAAGTGGTGGAATTGAATTAAACAAAAGCTTAGGATTTTTTAAGTTGAATTTGCCGATGGTAAAATGGTCAGACAAAGAACCTTGGCTTATTGAGGATTTGAAGAAGTTGGAGGTAGTAGAAGAATATGATTGATTAGCAGGTATCAAAAAAATAAATGAGAACATAAAAATATGAGCGTGAAGAATTAAAAAGGAAGTTACAAAAATTTGTTGACAAATACAAGTGAATATGTTAATATGTAAACATGGAGGGAACAATATGAAAGAACTAATTGAGTTTTTAAAAGAACATAATGATGTCGAAGTAAGATTTAATTATGACAGAAGACATAAAGATGTAAAGATAAACATTGTAAATGTATATAATCCAGATAAGTACTATGTTGGTAGTTCTGTAAATGAAGAAGAGCAGAAAGAACATAAAGGAAACTTAGGAGCATATATTGTTAAGTGTTTGAAAAGCAGATTATGGTAAACAATTTGACAGGTGTTAAAGTCGTTAAAACACAAATAAAATACGGTACATGGTGGTGAATAAAGTAGCCACCAAAACAATGCTCTATAGTGTAAAGGTTAGCACACAAGATTTTGATTCTTGTAATATTGGTTCGATTCCAATTAGGGCAGTTCACAATATATTGATTATTGAGTGAATAATGTTTCACCCTTATATTGTGTAAGTTGCTTGGCAAGGTGACAAGTAGTATTTGTGCATTATATGAAAGTCACCAAAGGAGAAGTATTTCAGTTGGTTAGAAAGTTCGCCTCATAAGCGAAAAGCCGTGGGTTCAAATCCCACCTTCTCCATTAAAATAAATAAAATAAAACATTGACAAACAAAGAATACAATGGTACAATATAATAGAAAGGAGAAAATCATATGGAGATGAATATTGATGTCTCTGAAAGATTTGCTTCGTTTCTAACAGATTGGGATTACAAACAATATCTGCTTATTGGTGGGTACGGAAGTGGAAAGAGTTACAATATAGCATTAAAGATAATATTAAAATTAATGCAGGAAAAAAGAACAGCTTTGGTTGTCAGAAATGTTATGGCAACAATTAAAGAGAGTTGTTTTAGTTTGTTCAAAGAAATACTAACAAAGATGGAAAGATAATAGCCGTACAAAGTCCAATGGAAATACGTTTCCCGAATGGTTCACGTATCATATTCAGAGGGATGGACAATACAGAAAAGATTAAATCAATCCACGGTGTTTCAATTGTCTGGATGGAAGAATGTTCTGAATTAAAATATGAAGCATACAAAGAGTTGTTAGGACGTGTAAGACAGCCTAACGTAACATTACATTTTATTCTATCATGTAATCCTGTAGGAAAGGAAAACTGGGTGTATGATAGATTTTTCGTTCATATAGATGAAAAAGGAAAAGAACATACAATATGCAATGAGGAAAGATTTTACAAGAAAAAGACGTTGGTTGTAAATGGCGTTTATTATCATCATAGTTTACCAGATGATAACCCATTCTTACCAGTATCTTATATAACAACTCTGGAAGAACTTAAAACATATGACCCATATCTATACACAGTAGCGAGATGGGGAAGGTTTGGAGCAAGTGGAAAACGTGTACTACCACAATTCATGGTAGCAAAGAACGCAAAACAGTTTGTGAACACAGTGAACAACATATCATCAAAGTACCATTTCTTTGGTTTAGACTTTGGATTTGAGGAAAGTTACAATGCACTTATTAGTTGCTGTGTAGATGATAAAAACAAGATATTGTACATATATGATGAAGTGTATATGAATAACATAACAGATGATAGATTCGCACAATTACCACATGTGCAAAGAGTAAAAGAAAGGGCAGAGATGTGCAACAAGCTTATATTTGCAGACAGTGCAGAACCAAAGTCTATACAGTATTATAGACAGCAAGGATTTAAGATGTATAAATGCAAGAAGTATGCAGGCAGTAAGCTACAGAATGTGAAGAAGATAAAGAGATTTAAAAAGATTGTGTGTTCACCTAAATGCAAAAATGCAATACGTGAGTTGAAAGACCTGACATATGCAAAGGACAGTAAGGGAAATCCAATATGGGATAAATTCAACATCGATGCACATTGTCTGGATTCCTTAGCATATGCATTAGACAAATATACAGTAGCAGATATAAAAGATATCAAGACCAATTCAAAAGCCGCTTAAAACGGCAAATATTAGCTTAGAGAGGTATATAGAAATGTTTGGATATTGGAAGAAATATAAAACATCACATAATATAATTAATATGTTAAAGGATATGCAAGAACAGAATGTAACAGACGATTATAGTTGTGGTGTTAGGAACGGAATCGAGTTATGTTTGGCGGCAATGGAAGAAAGAGAACCAGAGTTTAGAACATTTACAAAAGAAACAGAAGTGATAGAAAAAAAAGAACAAACAGGAAGGACAATGTTTAGCGGTGAAAGGGTGGTAAGGAATGAGAATCCTTAGATACAAAGTAAAAGGACAAAATATAATTAGAGACAATACATGTGATTTCTCAAATATTGTAAGAGGGACAAATAATTATATTAAGCTTATATTTGAATGGGATGAAGATTGGAGATACAAAGCAAAAGTAATTAGTCTTAGAAATGTGGAAGGAATAGAAACAAATTTTGCATTTAGAGAAAATGTTTTATTACCAGAAGTTGTAACAGAAGGTAGTATGTTTAGTTTTGTTTTGTATGGAAAAGATGCAGTAGAGAAGATACAAACTAATAGAGAATATGTAGAGCAAGTTTAGGAGGTGAAAATAAATGTCTGAAATAGATGAATTGCTAAACAGCGAAATGGAACATATAGAATCCGAAAGTATGGTGAACGATGAAATATTAGTCAATCCGATAACAAGGATGATGGACGTTCCAATAAGTGAAAGATTGTTTGGTGTAGTTGAAGATGCAAACGTAGAGAAAAAGTATTTTAGATGTCCTAGGTATGTAGGA